ATAAGAGACAGTTGTAATACGACTCACTATAGGGCGAATTCGAGCTCGGTACCCGGGGATCCCACATATCTTTGAATTTAACGAAGAGAAACACGAATACCGACTGAATAGTAAGAAACTGCCTTCAGTCACTGAAGTATGTAGCATGATTAATGGAGATAAGTTTGCCATAAATGAATCAGTTTTACGGCAAGCGCAACAGAGAGGCACTGCTGTCCATGAGTTAACCGCCATGTATGACAACGAGATTGCGGACCTGGAGATAGATCCGGAAATAGAAGGCTACTTCAGAGCATGGCAGAGTTTTTGCAGAGATTATCAACCGGAATGGTTATTCGTGGAGCGAATGGTGTATTCGCAGGAAATGTCCGTTGCAGGCACTATAGACCGATTAGGGATTATAGATGATATTCCGGTCATCGTAGACATTAAGACAACGGCAAGCATGGATAGAAGTTCCGTTGCAAGCCTGCTGCTACAGTTGTCCGGTTATTGGGCAATATTAGGCAGCATGAACGAGAAATACGATTTAACAAACTCTATGGGCGTTCAGTTGATGAAGGACGGCTCATACAAGGTATATCGCTACAAGGAATACCTGGAGAAATATTACAACGCAGATTTAGTGAACATATTTTTATGTTTGCTAACAATACTTAACACAGTAAGGGGGAATGGAAACCTTGTCAAAAGAACTAGCGACAACAAGTAATCAGCTATTAGCAATAGCCGAGCCTAAAGGAAGAAACTATATTGTTACATCACCACTGACCGGTGCAAATGTAAGACTTGAGCGAGAAGTGGACTTTGGCGTGATAGCTGGCACAAAAAAACCCACGCTTTATAAATCCGGAGCTGAAAAAGTGGTTGGAGCATATCAGCTTCAAACAAGATATGACATTGAATCCAAGATAGAACAGTACGACAGCAAAAACGCATTTTTTATGTATGTAGTTAAGTGTTCACTTGTTAAAGGATTCATGGACGGAGAAGGACGATACAGTGAAACAGTTTATGCCACTGGTTACGGATCAGCAAATACCGGTGAAAAGCGTAACGGATTCAACGATGCCTGCAACAGTGCAAATAGCACATTAAAAATGGCGCAGAAACGAGCATTAACATCTGCAGCACTTGCTATTTCCGGTTTATCCTCAATGTTTACTATGGATATTGAAGACGAAACTGTCACAAAGAAGGCAGCAGAATTTATCAATGAGAGTCCGGAAGCAGCAATCACTAAAGCACAGATTAATAGAATATTTAGTTATGCAGGGCAGTACGGACTGACTAGAGAAGAGTGCAAGCAGAAACTGGCAAGCATGGGATATGCAAAGACTTCTGACATCAAGCAGAAGGACTACAACGCAATAATAGAAGCACTAAAAAATATTGATGATAAGGAACAGAAAAATGGCAATTAAACTGCATGACGGACAAGTGTATGCCGTTAAAGACAAAGTCAAGATTGGCGAATCAGCGAGAGGTAAATACTGCCTGGTTAAGATTAAGCCGGAGAAGGGCAGAGCCTTCGCAAGTTTGTGGCTCAAGAACGATGACCACGGATTCAACAACGATGATGAAGGGTGTTCAGTTCGTGTAGATTCGTTCGGTGTAAGCACCGACGATCCGGAAGAAGGCGTAGCAGTCAGCTACAAAGAAGCACCACCGAAGGGCAGTGGCAAATGGTATTTAGAAGTCGCTTGCCAGGGTGTAATCGCTCATAAGGTTGGCGATGCATGTGATTCCGGTGGTGGATTTGAGCAGGGAACTTTTACAGAGATCTCTGACGGCGATTTACCTTTCTAATATGGCAAGTAGTAACAAGATTACCGCAAGGGAGTTTGCAATCTTGCACTTTATGCAGGATTGCCCTTCCGGAATAACAACAACAGAATGCCTGCGATTGTTCGGTACAACGGAACTGCGAAAAACTGTTTCAAAGTTTAGAGCAAATGGTATTCCTATTAAGACTGTTAAAGAGAAGAACCCAAAAACAAAAGGGTGGCATAATCGCTACAGTATCGCAAATGAAGGTAGAGTATGACATTCCTTCCGGAATGGTAGACATGGTAAATGGTGTAGTTGGTGCTATGGTTGCAGCTTACTATAAAGCTAAAGGCAAGAAGTCAGAGGGTCGCCTGCCGATACCAACGCAGGAAGAAGTAACTAGCTATATCATTAATAATGGTTATAGGCTGCGAATTGATGCCGTTGCGTTCTTTAAATCAAAAGACAAACGAGAATGGAAAGACAGCGACGGAAGGCTAATTTACAACTGGCAGAAGTTAATTGACTACTGTGTTCAACATGGAGATTATTCCGGAGTTACAGAAGATCCAAACGCACCACCACCACCATTACCAACAACAATAACTAAAAATTGAATGACGAAACGAGAGAAGAGAGTAACTAATTATGAGTGCAAAGATTAATTGGGAAAAAAGAAATTTTGAAGCAAAGAGCCGAGCAGGAAAGCCGGCAATCCCTTGTAAGTGGACTGGTACAAAAGCCACAAAAAAACAAAGAGAATACCTCTACGCATTAATTGATTGGATTGAAGCAAATGCTCCTGCAGATCATCCATGCCGTTCATTTGACGACTTATTAGACAAAAGCATGGTAAGAAGGTTTGACTTACTAGAAGTTGATGCAAAATGCAGAATCCGTTTGCTGCAGAAAATTTCCGCAGATTTAGGCAGAAAGCAGCAGATTCAGAAGTGGTACATAAATATTGTTAAAAATAAAGAAACCGGAGATAGAAAGTATATCAAAGGAAAAACGGCAAAAGCGTGTCCAGTTGGATATGAGTTGATTGGTACTCTCAAGATAGTTTATGAGCCGATAGCACAATGTAATTAAAATCAAATGACGAATTATAAAGGAGATTAATTATGCCAAAATTATTATTTACTGCGCACATTGATAGTTTCACTGAAATGACATGGGAAATTACTAATGCATGTTACATTGCAAACATTATCAGTGTCCTGGAGAGCAGCATCAGCAAGTCATACGGCAACACCATAACCTACTCAATGATGGCTATTAAGGAAGAGCCGAAAGAAGAGCAGGCAGAGTAATGAACGCAAGAAGTGAATTTATCTCCAGGCTGAAAGACATGCCGGAAGAATATACAAAAGTCGCCATTAAGGCATTTGACTTTATAGAACATAACTATGAACTTAATAAAAAAGAAACGGCACTATCTACAGTCGTTGAGCCAATGCAGAGAGAAGTCGCCTTGTATCGTGACTGCAAGACTGTAGAAGGTTGTAGCAAGGCAGCAATCAAGAATCGCCTGCTTCTGATAAATTCACTTCTTACTGCCACTGGCAAGCCGGTAAGGGAAATAACGGCAAATGATGTTAGAGCGTTTTTGTACGGATACCAGGAACAGAGAAATACCAAGGATGTAACATTAGAGAAATATCGCAGTCAGCTTAACGCCTTCTTCAAATGGTGTGAAGATGAAGAAATATTAGAGAAGAATCCAATGCGTAATATTAAGCCAATTAAGTACACCCAGGAGCGCAGAGTATCTCTTACTCAATATGAGTTAGAGATTGTACGAAATTCCTGCGTAAATGAAGCTGAAAGATGCTTAATTGAGATGTTATTTTCTACCGGCTGCCGTGTATCAGAATTATCTAACATGAAAATCAGCGATCTAGACCTTCAGCAGAATATCGTGCCGGTATTAGGCAAAGGCAAAAAAGTCCGTACTGTTTATATTAATGCTAAAGCAAAGGTAGCGTTGGCAGACTACTTAAAGACAAGGAAAGACAACTGCGAATATCTGTTTATTTCTGACCGCAAAGTTAACGGAATGACAGTTGTAGCTACACCAAAAGTCCTTCAAGCAAGGATTGCCGAAATAAACAAGAGAGCAAATATCGGCAAACACATAACACCGCATGTCCTGCGACATACAACTGCAACGATTGCATTGCAGAACGGAATGCCGTTAGAAGATATCCAGGTTATGTTAGGGCATGCAAGCTGTAGTACAACGCTATTATATGCAGATGTTTGCGATACGAAGGTCAGAAGAGAGCATGAAAGGTGCGTTATATGAAAGCGTGTATATTTAATGGCTTGTACTGTGAACGAGAGAAGTGCTTGAATGCCAACGGTGTAGAGTGCTGTGCAGGGTGCAATAGGGTGCTAACTTGTATCACAGTTTGCGAAACAATTAAGAAAAAATTAGAAAAGGAGAAGAGAAAATGAATGTTGAGTTAGTCCGTTATCCGGACGAATTTGACTGGCAGTTATGTAAAGAATGCACAATGATAACTGTCGGCATACACAAGCCAACACCGGTAAGTGATACCTTTAAACGAAAGATACTTGCTGCAAGACATTCACCGATCCGTGAACTACATTTTGTGTTCAAGCTTACAGATGTGCCTTACTGGGTTGCGATGCACTTGAGAACACACCATGTAGGTTGTCAGACATACATTTCTACACAGAGAAATGACCGGCAAGACAACTATGATAGAAATGAAGCAAGGCAGGATGCACCGGTATCAGCAATGTTCAGTGTAAATGCTGAATCATTAATTACTATTGCTAATAAGAGGTTATGTCGCAAGGCAGCAAAAGAAACCAGGGAACTTGTTCAGCAGATGTGCGATTTAGTAATTGAGAAGTGTCCGGAGTTTGAGTCGGAATTAATACCAATGTGTGCTAGAAATGGAGGTATCTGTTATGAAATCAGACCTTGTACAGACGACTGAATATTTTAAATGCCCACACAAGTCATGGGAATTTAACAACAACGAAGAGCGTGAATGCTACTGCGACATATTTGGCGGTTATCCTAATTATTGCAGTGGTAAATACACCAAAGAAGATGTGGAGAAGTGCATAGAAGCACGAAAGAAGGCGGCAGACAATGAGTTGCACGGAAAAGATTAAAGAAAGCAAAGGCAAACCGCCAATGCACTTAATTCTGTGGAAGCCAGTCAAGTGGTTAATCAGAATAAGGCAGTACGGTTTAAAGAAATATCCGGATGCGGAAAATTACAAGAAAGTTGACTGCGTAGCGTGGTACGATGCATGCCTTCGACATCTCGCAAAGTGGGCAGAAGGTGAAAGAATTGACCAGGAAAGCGGTTTGCCGCATTCAGCACACGCACTATGTAACTTATGTTACTTGATAGAAACAACAGAGCAAGATCCAAATTTTGAATAATAAAAAAGGAGAAGAGAACATGACCATTGAAAAAGTAGTAATTACACCACAAGAAGCGTTTAAAATGCTTGAAAAAAACAGCAGTAACAGAAGATTAAGACAACAAACCGTTGAAGTTTATGCCGAAGAAATGAAATTAGGCAAATGGCAATTAAACGGAGAAACTATTAAATTTGCAACAAATGGGGAACTTAAAGACGGACAGCATAGACTTTCAGCTTGTGTTTTATCCGGAATCCCCCTTGAAACATATGTCATTTATGACAATGATTGCTCAATTTTTGATTATGGAGCAAAAAGAACACCAGCAGACATCTTGAAGTTGAAAGACAAAGATTCACCAATTGCAAATACCTTAATTGCTGCCGGAGTTAGACTACATCTTGCCAATTATGCAGGTGCAAAAAATTACGATCTGCACCAAAGCAGAGGCAAGCGCAATGGATTTATTCCTACTATAAGCATGATTGTTGATTATGCAGAGATAAATAAAAACGAATTAATTAAAATTGAACCAATTATTAATAAAGGTTCTCACTCAAAGATATGTCGTAAGTCCGCGTGTTTTTTAGCTTGTTATTATGCTTCCCTTTGCAGAGTTCCGGAAGAAATTTTACATAAGTTTTTTGAAATTGCTAATACAGGATTTTCAGATAATAAATCGCAGTTTGCAGCGATAATGGTTAGGAATAACCTTATTAATAAAAGGTTTTCCGCAGGTTCTCTTGAAACAACAAAACAGATTTGTATGGCAATAAAAGATTTCCAGGACGGTAAAGAGAGAAGCGCAATATATAATACTGAAGATAAAAAAATTCCGTATATGTCAACTGTTATTGAAACAGAAAAGGAAGCATATAATTTATGAAATACTTTATCGGCATTGACCCTGGCACTTCCGGTGCGTTGTCATTCTTCAACGATGACATGAGCGACTGCGGATCTGTCGCCTACGATGAAGAGGCATACAGAGCAACGCTTGAAGAGTTGGCATTCCATGAATGCACTTGCTGTCTTGAGCAAGTCCACTCGTTTTCCGGACAAGGCGTGTCATCCACCTTCACATTCGGCATGAATTTTGGAATCATCAAGGGAATGTTAAAGGCGTTCCGCATACCTTACCAGGAAATTCCACCGCAGAGATGGAAAAAGGAATTTGGATTAAATTCAGATAAGCAAAAGTCCGTTGAAGTCGCCCATCACTTGTTCCCAACATGGGAACTGAAGCGTTCAGAACGATGCAAAAAAGAACATGACGGAATTGCTGAAAGTTTATTAATGGCAGAATATGCAAGAAGAAAATTAAAAGGAGATAAATAAATGAAAACATTATGTGATTTAATTGAAGATTTAAGCTATGAACTTGATAGAGTAAAGGATTGTGCAAATGCTCCTAGAGATACACAGCAGAAGCTTCTTGATGAGGGGGCTGTTGTTGCCGCAATATCAAAACAGATAATTAACGCACATGATATGTCAATCAGATACCATGCATTATCTCAAAAAGGTCAGCTAGACAAAGAACTTTTAGACAAATACATAGGATGATTGTTAGATGGACTAAAGCTGAGGATGACTTCTTACATAAATGCTGCGAGAAGCATCTCAGCTATAAAGAAATGTCAGAATCTATTTCAATAATATCGGAGAACAAAAGAACACAATTTGCTTGCAACAAAAGATGTTATTACCTTGGAATAAAAAATAATAGAGACATGACATTCAAGAAAGGTGAACGAAGAATAGATAATATAAATCCTTTGCCGATAGGTACAATCAGAGTCGTTGCAGGAAATGGTGGCAGAACAGCATATATAAAAATATCTGATGAAGTATGCAACACAAGAACTAAGGGACATTCGGTAGGAAACAACAAGAATTGGATTCCGTATGCTAAATATATTTGGGAGTCAAAATACGGATCTATTCCAGAACATTACTCAATTGTGCATCTTAATGGAGATAATTTAGACAACAGCATAGAAAACTTAACAATCGTTCCGTTTAAAGTTCTTGCAGATATGGCGAGAAACAAACTGTTCTTTAAAAACAAGGAATCAACAAAAGCTGGAATTTTAATCGCAAAAATAGAAGAAGAAATTTATTCAATTAAAAGAGATAAGGAGAAGAAATTATGAGATTGATTGATGCTGAACCGCTTGAGAAATTGTTTCGGGAGGTTATTGGAAGATTGGCTCATGAACCTAGTATTAATAATGACATGGAATATGTCATCAGATCAAGTGCAATGGCTATCCAAATGATAAACGATGCCCCAACAGTTGAGCCGAAAAAAAGGCAAGCGGATTCCAACGGAGTATCCGTTTAGGGAGATAATGAGATGAACGAACATGATGTAAGCGAGCAGGCATATAAAAAAGGACTTGCTGCCGGTAGAGAAGAGTTAAAGGAATGCATTAACGAGTTGTGTTTAATGTGCGGTAAGTACAGAGAAGAACACCTGGGTGCATGCAGCGGTTGTAAATGGTATGGGAAGAAGTTCGCATGATACACAGCTTTGTTGGGCGTGTAAAAAGTCCACAAATAATGGTTGTGATTGGTCAGAACACTTGAAGCCGGTCAAAGGTTGGGAAGCATATCTCAATTTGATATATGGTTTATTAACTTATAAGGTTATTAGGTGTCCGGAGTTTGAGAACGATAATGCCTGCATTAATTGCAGGCACAAAAAAGGCGAAGAACACTGTCAAAACTGTCTGTATACAACCGAATGCGGTTTAAATTCAAAAGTTAAATGGGAAGGGAAACAGCCATGTCGTCAAAAATAATAATTAAAGAAGCACCATGTCGCTTCATGGTAGGTTACAAGGAAAGCGACAGAATTAACGGAGTTGATTGCAACACTTACGATGCAAAACATAAGTGCGGTAACTGTGGTCACAATCCGGAAGTAGGCAAGAGAAGGCTTGCTGCAAAGTTCGGTGAGAAGTTCGCAGAGCAAAACCTGGAAACAAGCAGAAAACTGTCAGAAGAATACAGAAAGGAGCATAAATTCATATGAGTTTAGGTGTATGTATATTATTCATTATACTTGGCGCATTAATCGGTGCTTGCGTTGGATTCGGCGCAGGACTTGCGTGGTACATTGAGCGAATAAATGAACATCAGTAGGTTTGAAAAGGTGCATGATTTAGCACCAGGGGAAATGACAAAGACGATTACAGACATTTTCCCCAAATTCACAAAGCATGAGATGTCGCTAGTCCGGCATCCGGAGCATGGGGTAGTATTAGCACCTAAAGCAGTTAAACATCTGAAGGCAAAATATGATCCGCCAAAAGAAGCGAAACCTTCGTGCAGAATTTCCGTTAAATTTCCGGAAGAAGAATACACCGAAATAATCGCTGAAGCAGAACAGTCCGGTTTAAAGCCAGGTGTTTACCTTTATAACTTAATAAGCAACAGAAAAGAGTAGACAAGCTACAAAGTGCGAAGGTATGGCATTGAGCAGTCAAGCGAGGGAATAGCCACTCGCAGATCCGTCTAGCAAAGGCAAAGCATGGATGGAAATGCGCTGCGAAGGAAATGATTAGAGTAGTGGGGCAAGGCTAGGGAGTTGAACAGTAGGGCGGGGTTTTGCGAAGGCGACGAGAAGCGATACGCTGCAATGGCACAGAATCGTGTGCATAGAACGGCAAAGGCAAAGAGAAGCGTGAAAGGCAATGCAACGGAATGGCAATGATAGGAAGTGCTATGCGAAAGCAAGGCAAGGTTTGGAAACACTCGGTACTGCGAAGGACAAGCAGAGAGAAGATACGACTTGCAGTGGAAAGGCGCAGAAGGGCAACGCAAGGGAAGGGCGATGTGTAGAGCGGTTGAGCAAAGGCAAAGCAAAGCTGTGCAACACTCTGATAAGCAAAGGCATGGACGAGAGGAGAACTGAGGAGCAAAGGCAAAGTTTTGTTCAGAGGGGTAAAGCAAGGGCAAAGCAAACACATTATTAAATTAATTTATTTATTGAGAAAGAGAGTAAACAAATGAAAGTCAAATTAACATTTACAGAAAATGTATTAGGAACAGCACCGCAGAATAAGAACATTTACGAAGATTTCGTTGCAAGTAAGGCAGAAGATGCTTCTACACTTGAAGATGAAGTCGCAACATTAGGAGTTGACGAAGTCGTAAATAAGGGAATGACAGTATTCCACAAGGAAAACGGAGTGCCTTTCCTTTACGATTATCAGATTAAGGGATTTTTCAAGGGCGCAGCAGGATTCCTGCGCAAAGTACCAAAGACAGAGTCAAGCAAGATTAAGGCTTACTTAAAAGAAATTGACGGATTAATCTTCGTTTCCCCACGCAAAATTCCGTTTGAGAACTACGGGGACATTGGCGTATGTCAGCGACCATTAAGAGCCAAAACTCCAATGGGCGAGAGAGTTTCCCTTGCTATAAGCGAAGAAATTAATGCCGGTGCTTCAATCACATTTGACATCAATACTTTCGTTGAAGAAGATGAGGCTTTTGTGTCCGAGTTATTAGACTTCGGTCAATTTTCCGGCATTGGTCAGTGGAGAAACAGTGGCGCAGGCAGATTCACTTGGGAACGCCTTGATTAATTTAATGTAAAGAATAACCACGGAGTTTTCGCTCCGTGGTCTTTTTGTTATTTGGTTGATTTAGAAATTCTTCATTATCCACTGATTGAGGTCAGAGTTAATTCCGGTTTCCTTTGGTTTAGTATCTGTTAGTGCGTTATATACTTGTGAGTTTGAGTCGTTCCATGCGCCGTAGCTTTTACCCCCATAGTTATTAACAACTCTCTTTACATAGTCATAATCGTATTTCGCCCACTTGTTAACGCCCTTGAGATTTCTTGACCATCCGTCATAACGCCCTGCTTCTCCGGTAGCTTCAACGAACGCATTGAAAATTCTTCTGCGTTTAGATTCGTCATCCGGAATAGTGTTCAAGAGTGCAACATAAGCTTCGTATGCACCAAGCTGACCATTAGCTTTATACTCATCAGTTTTTTCTGAATATGTCCAGTCTGCGTTAGAGAAGAAGTCATAGATTTGCTGCTTTGTGAATCCCTCTTCTGTCAGCACCTTGTCCGCCATTTTCCAGTTCTGTGAAATCTCATCTTCCATGTCTATAAGTTTCTGCTGTTCTGATACTGGTAAACCGGACTGAATAAGAGCCTTGTACTTTAAGCGAGATCCATCGCTTTCAGTATCTTCTTCACGCTGAACCGCACCAAGCGCATCTTTTGCTATACTCCAACTTTCTGCACTTACGCCTGCTTTAGCTGCCTTGATGTACGGATTGATACCTTCAACTCTTTCGCTTAATACATCCTTTAAGTTTGTATTCATATCGTTATAAGCAGAAGTGATTGTATCAATCGTATCGTAATCATCATTCTTTATAGCATTCTCAAAGCTTACTTTGTTGCAGTAATAAGAAACAATATTGTTAGTGCCAAGAGGGGTGAAGTCATCACCCTTTTTATTATACTTATTAAGCAATCTGTAAATGTCGTTTTCGTATTCAGCACCACGGCTCTGTTTAAACTCTGCACTAGCAAGTCCATTGGCGACAGATAATAAATCTTTAAGGACTGCTTTCTGTTCATCATCCGGTAATGCGTTAAATTCTGCACTGTTTTTAGCTTTAAGATAAAGTGCTTCAGCGGCAGTGCCATATGTTGTCTGCCATGTTGCTCGTTCTTCTTCCGTCAGTCTTGCGTTGCTTGTGTTGCCATTAATCTTAACAGAAACGACTGTAGGTGAATTGCGATTAGGCACTATTGAAGCATCATCAAGCTTTCGTGCCATTTCTTCTGTGAAGGCTTGTGCTTCAGTTGTTCTGTCGTGAGTAACAGCACCAGGCAGAAGGACTTTATTTGCGAACTGTTGTAGCCCACCTTCGTTTTTAACCTCGTTGCCAAAGTTATCAATTTTAGGTGAAACTGTTTGACGAAGTCCAGGTATTCCACTCTTCCAGACATCACCGGCTCTAACTAAAGGATTATTGCTTCTGAAGGTGTTGCGTTCGGTATCGTCAGTACCACTTGCGATTGATCTAACAATTGCAGGAACGGACATGCTTGTAATAGCATTACCTATTTCATTACCAAGAACCGCTCCGGCTTTTGCCTTTGTATCTGCGACAGCCTTTTCTTCATCCGTCATTTCATCTCTATCTTCGCCTTCATACTTTGCGTAATCCCAGGCTTTTATAGTAGATGTTATTCCGGAAACAGCAGGGAAGTCTTTGAGTGAATCCACAAGTCCTTTTCCCATTGCATATACAACATCAACGGCATCTATTGAACCGTCATCCAATTTAGAATTATAAATTGAACTTCCGGTAATGACCATTGAGTTAAGCTGTGGAATCCAGTTAAGTGCAACCCATGTGTCGCCTTCTTGTGTTGTAGTATCTCCACCGGTTACAAGCCTTGCTGTCGCACTAATGTTCCACTGTGTACCGGTCTTGCCTTGTGCTTTAAGCATCATGGCTAAATCGTCATCATCTTCATCAACGCAACGGATACAACCCATCGCAGTTAGTGCATATGCTCCAGCAACAAGTCCAAATCCATTTATCATTCTACCAAAAGATACGGCAGCTTTTCTCTGCGTAATATTTGATACTTTACCGCCATTCTTTGCTTCAACAAACATCTTTGCTACATTTCCAAGTGCATCAATGCTAGATAATGCTGGTTGTAATTGCAACTGTGTAACAACCTGGTTTGCAGGAACTTGAGCAAACATAATGAAATGGTCGCCGATACCAATTGTTCCGGTTTTTGAATTTCCAATGTGGAATTTCTTATTAAGCCAATTTTTAACCTCGCTTAATGACTGTGAAACCTTTGTGTTAGTTTGAAGCGTTCTATACTTTGCTTCTTCCTGCGCAATCTCATTCATTTCGGCTTCGGTCATTTCGCCATTTCGTATATTGTTAAGTCCTCGCATTGTTTCTGCTTCTATGCCGCCCTTTGCGAGTTGGTCGGTTGTCTTGAGTGCAAATCCCTGGTATTTCTCGCAAGTAGCAAGGAATCTTTCAAGCCAGTTTCCGGTCATCTTGAAGTGAGTGCCTTTTATCTCATTATAAGCATATGTTGCCTGGTCAGCTTCAGCATCAAGTGCAACTTCAACAAATGATTTGAGCATTCCTTCATTTGCACCTTGCCATGTATCAGCAGATAATAATGATCTGTCAAAAGCCAAAGTGCGCTTGCCAGTGAATATTGACATTATTGCATCAAATATGCATCCTACATCATTACTTGTTGTTGAGATTACGCTGCCAAATAATGTGTTTGCCCCAACATTGGTGTTTGCCGTTTTAGGATTAGACAGTGCAAACATATATCTGATTGCTTTCACAGAATCAATGAACCCAGGTTTGTTGTAATCTCCGGCAATACTCTTTATCTGTGTAGTAGCAAGATTATCAAGGAAATCTTTTCCGTTCTTAAATCCGGAAATTTTGCGAAGAGCATTTTCAATTAACCCAAAGTCAGTACTGCCTAATAGATTGGTTGTCTTTCTTGTTGCGCTTACATCCATGATTAACTGGATTGTTTCGTCAGCAGTTCCTTTGATTGCAGACTCCAATCTGTTAGTATACGCCGTAATCTCGTTGATGAGATTAACCTTATCTACATCTGTAACGCCGTTTCTTAATTGAGCATCTTTGCCGTACAATTGAGTAGTGGCATCACTTATTATGTCATCTGTTACATTGGTAAATGTTGATTTAAGTCTGCCTGCCTGCCTCATTGCTTCTGCAATTTTTGTTAATCCTTTTTCTCTTGCGGCTCTGATTTCGGCAATTTTCTCCCACATTTCTGTTGCTTTTTCTGTTTCACCATTTTGGATGTACTCTCTAGCTTTAGCAACATCTTCGGCTATTATCATATTAGATGTAGCAACATCAATGTCATCATAATCTTTTTTGCCAAGCAAATCGTTTCTTGCAGCATCCGGATCACTTTCAATTCTTGACCTTGCATAGGCATCAACATCAACATCATGGTGAACAGTGTGCGTTGTATCTCCGCCGACAGCATCATATTCAGCACTATTCAAATTACTTTGAATAATTGTGTCTTGCGTAACAGCCTGGTCATTGCCAAAATCGGCTTCATTAACCGGAGATGTTGCCGTTTGATTGCGAGTAAGTGTGTTAGTTTGTGAATTGTTTGGCGTTGTTGCTGCTTGCGTTGGATTTTCTTGCGGTTTAACCACTTCTGTTGCGTTTTGTTCGGATTGGGGCGTGATTTGTTGCGTTTCTGCTTGCGTTGTTTCTGCGTTGATATTTTGAGTATTTTTGTTTCCGTCCAAAACAACATTTCCATCGCCGTCATACATAGCCGTGGATTCTGCGGTGTTAAAATTGTCGGTAATGGCATTGTTAGACAAATCTGTTTCGCCACTAAAGGTATTTCTGCTTCTTGCCATTATCTGCTGATATGCTTTTTCTTTATTGGAAGGAAGCTTTTCACCGGTTAGTTTTTCATATGCAGTAATGTTATCTTCTGAAGATAATATTTCTTCTGCTTCGCCGTTCATTATCAAGCCACGGACATAGCTGTCTGTTGGGGATAAGGACATTTCTCCGTTTGGCATTGCCATTGGATTGTTTGCACCTTCCAATGTTTCCGGAATGGCTTGCGTAGTTTCTGTTGTATTAGTTGCAGTATTAGCCTTGGTTGTTGTGAGATAAAGTGCGGCAGCAAGGTTTCTAATTTTCTCTGTCTCGCTGTTGCCTTCAATCTCGCCAAAGTTCTTTTCATACTCTGCCAATGCTTCAGCATTGTTAAGAATTTCGCTTGCAGCCTTTGAATATCTGCTATTGTTACCAAGTATCTTTTCAAGTGCTGTTGGATCATTAGTAGTATCAACAGTATTTTCAACTGTTCTTGCAGCATTGATGTTTGCCTTTACAACTTTGCCTGCTCCGCCGAATCCACCAAGGATACCGCCAATTAACGCATCATAGCCGATATTCTTAATCCATTCTCGTCTGCCTTCCGGTGTAAGCGCACTGTATTTGAGTTCTTCGCCATTATCATATATAGCTTTAGCAAATGGGTCGGCAACACTTGATACCGCTTCTTCCACAGCTTCTTCACCAGGTGATAAGGCGAGCGTGAGTAATGTCTTTTTGAGTGCGCTTCCTTTTGCAGTAGCTTCAATGAATGAATCAACTACATCATCAAATGCACCCTTGCCATATAATCCCATTAAGCCGTCAAACATCTTTTCAGTTGCGACTTCTGTTCCAGCCTTAACTGTACCATATGCGAACTGCTGAAGTTGGTCTGCTCCTGCTTGCCTCGCTTCTTGTGAAGCACTACCAAACGATCTAATTCCCATGCCGAATAGTGAAGCACCTGGAGTGATAAAGTTTAGAGGTGCTTCTATTGCCATTTGTCCTGCGTTCACGGCTACATCAGTTGCGATGTTGCCTAGTTTAGTATTTCCTGCGGCATCTTTTGCATTCTGTGTATGCTGGGCAGATTCGGCTTGCATGGTATCTGCTTTTTCATACATTGGTTTGAAAGTCGCACCAAGATTTTCATCACTATTAACAGATTCATTTCTTGTAGATACTTTTTCAATGGCTGAAGTACCGGACTTATCTCCACTTAAAATATCTGTAGTTGCTTGCACCATTACAGAGCCTGGGGTTATCTGTTGCTGTTGTGATTTACCGATTAAGTTTGCAAATGTCGTTAAGGCATTTAAGAATCCACTTCCAGAACCTTTGGCACTTGCTTTTCCAACTTCACCTAACCATGACTTTTTTTCTTCATTATCGTTTTTAGCGACAGTGACATTCTTTGCGTTTAAGTCATTAACAGTTCTATTGTATTGCGTTGTAAAGGGGTTGCTTTTGGCGGAAGTGCTGCTTGATTTTCCGGAAGGGGCGACAGAACTCGCTAATGGATTATATTTATATTCTTTTGTATTTGCAGCGGTCTGTGCGGCTTGTGTTGTCGTCTGTCCACTCTGCCTAGCATTTATATATGCTTGTATTTTATTAGCATCCATTTAAATACCTCGCTTAATGGTATCAGTATTTCTTACCGCTATAGATATTCCCTCGGTCTATTACTGTGTTTTTAGCGTTGGCATCTCCACGACCAACTCCACTACTTTCCTTTAAATAACTTTGATAAACAGATTCTGCTAAAGCGGTTGGGTCAGTGACTTTCTTGTCATCACCTGGTGTTACATATGAACTGTAACCACCGCCACCGCCACTATATGGTGCTGAATATCCATTAGGATATGAACCGGTCATCTTATAGTAGTCGTCTGCGGTAATCTTTCCGGTTGTATATGCGAGATCCGGATTTGATAATGCCCAAACTCTCGACATGTTGTCTGCCGTTGCCTGCCCATACAGAGAAGCATAACCACTAAAGTCACCATACTGTGCGAGAGTCTGTGCCTGCGTTACTCGTTCATTCTTCTGATTATTATATTCATCAAGTAATGCAGCCGCCTTTTGGTAGTCGTTCTGTGCGACAGCCTCGTTAACGGCAGACTGATACTGCATTGTGATGTCGCTGATGTTTCTGTCAGCTTCACCTTCTGCGTTTGCTTGTGCCTTGCCTAACTGTGACATGTTGGACTGATAGTTTGCCTGCTGTGCTAATGCCATTTGTGAGCCTGCACCGGTATTCAGTCCGTTGGAAGCTGCCTGCATGTTATTGTTTCTTCTCTGTCTTTCGTAGTTGGAAGCAAGGTTGTTTTTCTCTCCGGTATATGTATCGGCAATTTTTGCCTTGTCTGCTTGTGCATTTGATAAATTCTGCTGATACGATGCTTCAAGGTTTGATTTTGTTGCGTTGAGGTTTGCATCGTACATGTTCTTAATCTGCTGAACTCTTTCTTCTCCAGTTGGAATTGAACTTGTTGTTTCAGCAGTTGTTGTTGTTATGTCTGCCATAGCTATATCTCCTTATCTATGATTTCTTATAATGACGATTCCAGAACCACCGGAAAAAGCTTGTCCGTTTCTAGTTCCGCCTGAACCACCACCGCCGTATCTGTTAGTGCCTGCTTGACCGGAACTGCCACCGCCGCCTGCACCACCGGATGCGGTACTGCCCCATGCTCCAGCACCGGAAGCTGCGCCACCACCTCTTAATGTGAGTGATGAGTTGCCAAAGTCATATGTATTACGACCTTGTCCTACACCGCCTGCTTCTTGTGTAGTAGCGTTAGCTACGCCATTGCCACCATTAGAACCACCGGCATGTGCGCCGTCTAGCCATCCTTGTTCATAGTGGTCTATACCGCCTGCACCACCACCAGAACCGCCATTTTTGCCTTGACCACCGGATGCTGAACATAGGGAACTAAATGAAGATGTTCCACCATTTCTTGATGTGCGAACACCGCCTGCTCCAACTGTGACAGTAAAGGTTTTACCAGTTAACCTAATATTAGATGCGGTATTAGTGTAACCACCGCCACCACCATTTCCAAACCAGTTCCAACCGCCATCCGCTCCGGCAGCACCACCGCCAACACAGTGAATGTCTACGGTTTTATTTGTTAAAAGGTCAATGTTATAACTTCCGGTTTTCCAAAACTGTATTGCCCAGTTGCCATTGGCATCACTTTCTCCGTTGTACCAATCCCAATCTGTTCCCCTTACAAGACTGCCGAAATCATAAAATAATCCAGGTAATCCGGAATCTATGTTGAATATCATTTACCCACCTCATTAGTTGAGTATTATAATGTTTGCTGTTACTGAAACATTTGGTTTAGATACACACGCAAAAGCAACCGTGCCATTTCCTTGAGATGACATTCTTACTCCAAAGTTTCTCCATGCATCAAAGGAATTTGGATTAGCACATACTATTATGGAATTTGATGAAGTTACTCCGGATATGTTTTTTGAACATGAAGTGCCGTTCCAATCTCCAACTGCAATTGTTACTGAAACTGTGGAGTGCTGTTGCTGCGCAACTAGGTTTGCTCTTGCTCCTGCTGCATCTGAAGCACCAGTGCCACCCTTGGTGAGAGGAATCTGTCCGTTAATCTTTGCTGCGGTGATTGCTCCGTCATTTATCTTCGCAGTTGTTACGGAAGCATCTGAAAGCTTTGATGTGTTGACAGCACCATCGTTAATCTTTGCCGTTGTAACATTGGCATCTGCAATCTTTGATGTTGTAATAGCACCATCTGCAATCGTAGCCGTGTTAATGTTTGCATCTGCAATCTTCTGTGATGTAATTGCTCCGTTTGCAATCTTTGCTGTTGTAACGGCAAGGTCACGGATTGCTGTCGTAATAACTGCTTCTGAACCAATGCCCTGGTACAGTTTTGAAGATGTAACAGATCCGTCAACGAGAACGGACAGTGTAACGCCTACAATGTCGTTATACAGTTTTTCAAGTGCTGCCTGGACATTCGTGATATAGGCTGAACCATCTTTGAAATGTTCAGAAGGGAACATGCCCAAGTTTGGTGCGCCTGCCGTTCCGCCTAATTCAACAAGTAATGTTTCATTAATATAAGCTTTAATAATCTTTGCATTAGCATCAAAGAATTCTTTCATCTGCTGTGCAGTATAGCCACTCGTTCTGTTAGGGGTATCGGCTAACTGCTCAATAGTAGTTAATTCATTAGTTAATTGTGTAAATGCCATTTTATTTACTCCTTATTTTGCGAATCCAGTAAAGCGTACTCTGAAGTTTGCGTTAAGCACTGTTGCACCGGTTTCGGCATCGTTTGACTCTAGTCTTAATTTGTAGTAAGTAAATTTCTTTGCTTTTAATCTGTGACGATATGTTCTTGGCGAACGATTGACAGAGAATGAAATATCACTGAAGTCAATATCCCAAAAGTCAAGTAGCGAGCTGTCTGTATCCTTAACATCAAAGTCGCTTTTTCTGTCCGTTCTTGCCGTTACTCCGACATGACCACGGCTTTCCGGCTTGATTACGATCCACATCTCACTTGAGAATTTTCTCTCATATGGTCTGCCAAAGTCCATTGAACCGGATTCCCATATTGAATCAAATGCTTCGCCATTGTCTGAATAGTAACTGTCGCTGAACAGTTCAATCTTTCCGGATGTAGAACCAAACAGAATGTCACCGTCAAACACACATGCACAGTTCATAGGGAAGTGGTCGTAGTAGTACCATGCATTTACCGCATAGTTCCACACTAACGCTTCAGCTTTCGCAGGATTGCAAACATAGTATTCCTGGTGAATGTTGTCGTCATATGTGAAGATGTTTTCTGTATCAAAGTTTCCTATTGTTGAATAGATTTTGTCTGATACACGCTTTGCAGTTCTCTCATCTTTAGAGATTGTAGAACTGTATCTTGATACTGCCGACCATTCATAAATATCGTGACCCATTATTGTATATGGTGAGTTAAGTACTAACTGAACCATACCCATTGGCTCATTGCCTAATGCTTTGTTAATGGATGTGACATAGAAGGCTGCTTCCTGGCTTCCGTCCTCAAGGTCAATCAGTCCATAAGCGATAGAGTATGTACTATCTGTCTTATATACTATTAATGCTGATAAGTGACGGATAACTGCCGTTACCGGTGTATTCTTATCGCCAACAGCAATTTCATTTAAGTCCGGAAAATAGTCTGCCCTTGGTGTTCCGTCATAGTCTATTGATGAATAGAACACTTCGTTAGAACCATCACCATAAATGAATACTCTCATGTCAGTTGAGCCACTAAACATTTCAGCGAATCTCATTCTCGTTACTTGTTCTCTGTATGTATTAATAGCTGAATAACCTATTTCTATAGTGTTTATTCCTGCGGTAGGTGCTGTCGTGAATGTTACCTTGTGGTCAGCAACGCTTGCTGTGTATGTCGTTGGATTGATTAACTCTCCGGTAGCAAGGTCTTTAACATAGTCAATTGATACAATATCTGTTTCAACGATTACGAACTCTGTTGATGTTCCGTCTGGAGAATACCACAGTCGTCTTGCACCGGTCAGCTTGTTCGCTTCTTCCAACATTGAACCACCGGAAGGCTGTGCGCCTGCTGGAGTTAATGCAGTGAACAGTAAAGGACGATAGCCTTGCACCATTGTTAAGTTGAATCCGTCATACTGATAGTATTCAATTCCGTTAAGGACGTAGACGATACCACCGAAAGGGAAGAAGGTTATTCTGTTGCTTGTATCAATTAAACCTATCTCTTCTTTGCACCAGGCGATACCATCCCACAACTTATAGACATGTCCGTCACAAGCTGCAAGAACTGTTTCTTCGCCATTAACAGTGCCGGAAAAGATACCCTTAACTTCGCCTTCGCCTAATACAAGGTCAGTCATTGTTGAACCGTTAAGGTACTGTGGCATCTTGTAACCGCCACGCCTACGAAGGTTGTTATCTCTCGTTATCTTCCAATTCTGTACAACAGAACCTTCACCGGTCTTTAACTTTGTATCTCCGTCCGGAGATTCGTTAAGTCCTATCCATTGTGATATTGAGAAGATTCTCTCTTCTCTTGAACCGCTTATATTTGCCATTCATTACCACCTACCACCACGGCTGAACCCTATTGGATCAGAACAACTTATCCAATTACCATCAACATCATAGTAACCATTATATACATCAGTTATCTCTGTGCTTTCTGCCGGAAGTCCACGCTGAAGGTTACCTTTCAACTCATCATATCTCTGCTGAAAGTAGTTTGCCGATGACGGATCTTCCTGCAACAGTAAGTGCGCAGCAAGTCCATAAGGCATTACTGTGCGGCAGATATAATCATCAAGATTAATGGAATCTACAAAGTTAATGATAACTGGGCAAATCGGTCTTTTGCCGTTCTCAACAATTTTAAATGTATCGCTGAAAGGGAACAGTTCGCCTGCTAACACATTGAGTATGGCAATTGTTCTCGCTTTATATTCAAGTGTATCGTTTTCGTTAGGAATGAATTTCCCAGTATCGTCGGTATTGGTACTGAACTCATCCATCAACGCCATTGCGTTGTCAAATATGTCTTGTGCGTTTGTCATTTCTTACGCTCCTTAAATCCTGCCATGCGCAGGAAATCTCTGAATGTTCTTCTAGGAATGGCGCAAGGTGGTTGCCATTCCGCATTTGCCCTCAAAAATGTTGATTCAATTACTTCAAGGTTAATTGCACCATCATCGGCAAATGGTTTTATCGCTCGTTTATAAAAGTCTTTTATTGCCTTGTCGTTTTCTTCTGCTTCACAAGGCAAGTTGTTATTGGCATCTTGTTCCTGCCAATACAGTCGGCACAAACATTCCAAAGCGAATTTAGATGAAAGTCCTTTGTTCAGCTTTCGTGCCTGCATTTCTTCCACTGACCATGCGAGGTTGTTGATGAAACCCCTAAATCCAAATCCATAAGCATATGAATTTCTGTCTGTTCTCACTGTGCTGTTTCCCTGGTTCTGCCATATATATACTGTTTGATGTATATAGCTTTTCTTGTCGGTAAACTGCGAGATAAGTGAAAGAAATCCTACATCTTCGTTGTAGCGACTATTGTTGAAACGGAAAGAGTATTTCTCGAGAAAACTGCGCTTGAACATCTTGCCATGTAACCAAATCCAATTCTCTTCGTGATTTACTATATTTCCGTTTGGATCTTCTTCTACGAACTGACCCATAACAATATCGTTACCGGTTTTTTTTATTTCTCTGATTAATGAACGAAGGGCGAAGGGCGACCCTAGTACATCATCAGCATCCATAAAAGCAACTAGATCACCATCTGTAGCATCAAGTCCGACTTGCCTTGCGTACCCTGCGCCACCGTTCTCCGGACAGTTGACGATTTGTAAATCTATTAAGTTGTTCCAAAACTCGCCAAGATTGTCTAAATCATCTTGAGTTAAATCCGTAGAGCAGTCATTAACTATAGTGGTTGTTAATGTATCTCCGTCATCAAGTTTCTGCGTGACAACTGAAGCTAATGCTCTGCTGATTGTTCGCTGTGCGTTGTAGAACGGTATGATTAAATCTATTTGCATAATGAATCCTTATATTTTAGCCATGTGTTGTAGTATCTACTGCGACTATCCCACGGCTTGATATTTCCTGCTCCGTGACATCCTATAATCGTTTCCGGAAATCCAGTCCAATGTGTTGCGTTCCATTTGTTAGATAATGGTGCAATTCTATCGGCACAGACTTCGTTTAGAATGTCTTGGCAGATATAGAGATAAAATTCTGTATTTAACTTATTAAGTAATTGAGTATGGATGTTGTCTTTTCGCATCTTGTCCAGGTTGAGTAAAGCAACGCCCATATTCCCATATATATGGTCAATACTTTTCTGTGGCTCTGGAACAAGTGCAGCATAGCAATTTCCTAATCCGGATTCCCACAGATTCTTCAGACTTCCGTCAAAGACGACATCGCTGTCAAAAAAAATAACCTTCTTATCATCCAACCAAAAAGGAAGGCAGAATGGTAAGAAGGATATTGTAGGGTACATACCCTCACGGATATTAGGAGAATTATCGTCAAGCAACTTTGGCATGTTGTTAAAATTCTTAACAATAATCCGTTTGTCATCCTTAAACCAAGGAAAGCTGTCATCCTCAATAAACAAATATAGCTTGAAGTCTGAATTGTTATCTATAACGGACTGTATTGCTATTGCAACATACTCATACCAATTGCGGTTCGCCATTGTTGCAAGTGTTATCATAAATCCCCCAAAGGGGTGGGATTTGACCCACCCCATAGTGTTTTAATTAAGCAAAGTTTGCCTTTGCCATTTCGCCGTAGCAAACGGACTTGTTAGCATCAAATACAATTGCCTTAACAACTGTTGCACCATTGCACTGTGCTGTGTTGAGTGTAACATTAGCATTTGCATGAACTGCTGTGCCGGAGCAACGAGGGTCAGAACCATCAAGTGTGTAGAGAACTTCGTCACCGGAGAAGCCAATCTGCACTGGGTTTGCAGCGTTAACATTAACTGCGATTGTTGCATTGCCTGCTACATTGCCTGCCGAAGCGTAAGCACAAACTGCGCCTGCTTTTGCATCAAGAACGAATGCGTCTGTAAGGATTCTGCCTTCAGTGAGATCGCCATTTAATCCTGGAGGGTCAATGTGAATCTTGTAGTCACGGAGTTTGAATGGAGCAAGAACTGCATCGCTGTGAACTGCGAGCATGCCTACGCCAGTTGGAAGGTACTCGTCAAGGCACTCAACAATCTTGAATCCCATGAGCATACCAACTTCGCCTTCAATCATTGAAGCATTTGCAAGCTTGTCTGTGTAAACAAACTGTGAAGCATTAACAACAAAGTTGAGGTACTCATTAGAGCAGATAAGGTAACGACCTTTCTTGGAAACCTTTGCCTGGTCGAGTTTGTATTTCAGTTTTGAAATCTCTGCTACAATGTTTGAAGCAGATACAGTTTCTGCTGCCTTAACAACAGAGCCTGCGCCTGCTGTCCATTTACCTAAACCGAGTTCATCGCAGAATGGAACGACAACTTCGTCAATCTCACGCTGAAGGTTGCGGTTTGCAGACTTTACATTGTACTGTTCAGCATTGTTTCCCTTGTCAACTGTGTAAGTAAATGCCTTATCAACAGTGACTTTCATTGTCTGTACGGAATCACCAAGTTCTGTTGGTGTGCCGAAACGACTCATACCGGAACGCTGATAGTTTGTAAGTGGAACAGTGTCAACACTGTATACCTTAATGGATTCTACGCCATCCCAATCGTATGCTTTGGAAGCGATACCAGCGATGATGGACTTTTTATTAAATCTTTCAGCAACCTTTGTGCTGAATTTATCGGCAAGATGAATAGCCATTTTTGTGTTCTCCTATAAATTCATTAATCTTCCCAACCGTCAAAGTCAGGGTCTTTTGGTGGTGGAGATCCGGCAGTTCTCTGTGAGCCGGTAGATCTCTCACGATTCTTCTCGTTCTGCTTCATTGTTTCCAATTCAGCTTTAAGAGATTCATAATCTTTCTGCAGCGTTGCGAAAGCTGTCTGCTTTTCGTTTCGCTCAAAGTTTGAATAAGCAGTAACTAAATCAGATGTTTCTGTAAATTCATCCCACACAGCCTTTGGAATACTTTCCGGCTTTACATTGGGATAAAGAGAAGCAAACTGCTCTATTGACTTCTGCTTAATGTTTTCTGTATTTTCTTTGGTGGCAGAGAAAATGCTTTCTCTGTTTGCTTTGACTCTGCGTAATGCTTCTTCTCTTGTTACTACTCTGCCGTTATTAGCTTCGCTTTCAACAAGCTTACTTGCAAGTGCATCATCAAGCAGCGCATAACCATCTTCAAATTCACCTTTGATTGAAGCTAAACTATCTTTTAAGAATTTGAGTTCAGCAGACTCACCTTTAAGGCGTTCTAATTCACTCTTAACTTTGTCGTAGTTTTGCCCCTTCTGTACCAGGCGAACGACCTCGTCTTTCTGCTCCGCATTAGACAAGTCATAAGTTTTAGGCTCATGATTATATTTCGTTTCAAGAAACTGGTATGTTTCAATCTGCGGTGCTTCTTCAGTAGGTTCTGCGTTTTCACTTACTCCTTCATCTGTCGGCGTGGTTTCCGTTTCAGTAGATGTTTCAGTAATTGGTGCTTCTGTCTGTGTAGATTCTGTTTCCTGCTCGTCAGCAGTTGACTCGTCATCCCATCCGTCAAACTCGTTAACTTCTGAATTGACTTCTTCTACGACTTCATTAGCGATGTTTTCATCCATTATTTATTTCTCCTTGGCTATGGTATGCCTCAAATTCAATTTTTTGTGCGGTTTAACCGCTTGTAGTCGCTTTCACAACTTAACAAATATAAAGTGATGTATTGGGTGGTTTTCCCTTTACAAAACAAAACTTAACCGAATTATTCCAAACTGTCAAATTAAAAAAATTATTCTTCAGTTTTCTGTTCTGCTAATTCCTTGTAATAGTTAGCAGATGAAATTCCAAGAATAGCACCTAACATAGTACAAACGGCAGCACTTGTTTCAGCAATCTGCTGTGGATATGGAAAGTCCCATATCTTTGCGAGTACTACATAGCAAGTAGTTAAAGCCGGAATTACTATGAGGACTAACCACTTCATCCATGAATACCAAGGTTCAGTAATTTTAATCATTGTTATATCTCCTTTAAATTTTAATTAATTCCAGGAATGTTTCTGCATCTGCGATACCGTCAGCATTAAGTCCACGGCTTTCTTTAAAGCGATTGAGTTGTCTGTATGTGAGGTCGCCAAATATTCCGTCCACATCACTCGCACCCATCCAGTATTTGTGTGCTTTCAAGAAATACTGTAGTGCCGATACGATATATCCATGGTCGCCTAACAATACAAACGGATCACCGATTAAGGCTGTCCATGTTTCTTCTCCACACTGTACATCCGGATATAACCCCATTGCTCTTTGGTACTTTAATAACCATTCTCCGGTCTTGGCTGAAAACATGCAATCAACCTGGGGGTAATAACCATTAACCCATAATAGGCACTGCATAGCACCAACAAAGTATGTGTTTTCTCCCATTCGGCATATATGCACTTCCGGTTCTGCGTTATGGGGAAGTGCGATAGGTTCTGCCGAAACGATTGTCGGTTCGCCTTCAGTTTGAACTATTACGCTTACTTCATCCGGAATGTCCGGCTGTGGTATTACATATTCTTCTTCAGCAACTTTGTCATAAGCTGCTTCATTTTCCAACCGGTATACTTTATCCCACGGAAAATTCCATAATGACTGTATGCGTATTTCATTCCCACTATCGTCAATCTGATTGTGCGTACCTTCGGCACTTCTTGCATTCACGACCTTTCCGTCACCAATGTAGATTACTGTATGTGCTGCTTCGTTTAAAAGAATGTCGCCTTTCTTCAATCCGTCACCGGTTGACCAATTGATACCACTTGTACCAATGTCGTGGAAACCACACTCTTCTAAAGGTCTTGCCATGTTGCCAGTGTATGTTGCGCCCTTATCCCTTACCGGTATTCCTGCGCCATACTGAAGTGCTGATATTACTAAACTAGAACAGTCGTATGAAGAGCCTTGCTCCGGAAATCTCCATACTTGGGAATAGCCATGCGAGTTGTCATTTGCAACATCTATCGCATAATCGCAATAGTCGTCAATCTTACTCATCTATGCGCTCCTTCGTTAATATGGTCTTCAATCTCGTTAATAGTTGAAGTCACTGTTCCATCGCATCCTTGTTCCTGCAATCCACGAAGGCAGGCAAGAATGCCCTTAACCATTATTTTCTGTTCTGCTTTGATTGCCGTTATTTCTTCGTCTTGTCGTTCTTGTTTATCAACCCAACGCACACCTTTAGCACCATAGTTGATAATTGCAAATAGGGCAGCAAGGACAGAGCCTAATGTAATTATGTTCTGAACTGATATTGTCATTTCGTTATACCTCAAAAAGAATACCGGTTGTAAAACGAGAAACTGATCCGGCACAGTTTAATGAAAGAGGAAAATTATGAAGAGATGAATCACCGATAGTTCTTTATAAAATTATTTATAACACTTAATAGCGATACTGCTTCTTCTGTGTTGCTGATATATTCCAGGAAATTTGCCAATCCTTTTCTAGCTTCGCTTACAGTATGTCCTTCGTTCTTGAACACTTCGCCTTTGTAGTTCCTGGCGTTGATGAATCCATTTGCTCTTAATTTCTTAACGGCATATATTGCTGAAGATTTATCAATGTCGTGTTCTCCATAACAAACATACATAAAGTTGATATTAGGATTAACAACTAGTCTTGTTGATGTTCCACCGCCTATTGCGGCATAGTTTCCAAAGAAACCATAGTAATAGTCCAAGGCAACGCTGAATGTTTCGTATGCACCAAGTGAAAATCCACAGAATGACCACTGTGTTCTCATCGGCAGGGAATAGTGCGTATTCACCCAATTGATGATTACACCTAAATCTTCTTTGAAGGTGGCGGTTTGTGCCACTCCAATAAACAGCGTGTTTTCATATCCACTGAATACTGTTGTGTCACTAAACCACCATTCATCGTCTGTGCCTTCACCGGCAGCAAGGAAAACTACATTCTTCGGTTCGTTTGCTTCTAGCGTTGTAAAAGTAACATTATCAACCGTATGCCTAGACAATGTTGCACATAGTGCTAATGTCATAATGCTTATGATGTTCTCCTTTCGCCAATCGGCTTATTTCTTTTTCTTACCTTTGCACTTGCAACCCATGACGGATCTCCTTTCTATAATGCAAAAATTTAATGCACACGGAGTCGCACTCCTGCATAGAATCAATGGCGATTAATTTGGTTGTGCAATTTTGCACCTAGTTTTTAATTATTAAATTCTAGGTGCAATTTATTGGAACATTCTAATGGGATTGTTCCGTTAATTACTCTGAATATTCATCCCATCCGTAGACTTTAGGTTGCCATACATTTGCATCAATCGTGCTGATATATAACTGATTTTCAAACGATACAATGTCACCAAGATTATATGCATCAGCACTTCCAACTGGTTGTGACCACTCTGGATATCCACTAGGAGTTATTCCTATTGCTTTCCAAAGAGATGTTGCTACAGACGGATTCCAATCTTCCTGTGAAAAGTGTGATTGTAAGCATTTATAAAGCTGTGTATCACCTACACCATTTACCCCATAACCAACAATCTCGTTTAACTTATAATCTGTTGGATATGACCACTTTGGATAAACTTCAGTAATCTGCTGTGCTTGTTCTTCTGTTAGTGTTGTTGTGAACATACGCAATGCTTTAAGCATCTGCTGTGCTGTTTGTAATTTACTCATTTTCTACTCCTAACAAAGCTAATAGGATTTGATGGTCTGATGGTTCAGACATTCGTCTTTGCTCTTCTTCGTCAATTCTTGCCTTTTTTTCTTCATCAAAAATGAACTCACTATTGATGTACTTATAACAAGTTAAATATCTAGATTCGTAAACTTCAGTTGGAATTTCAACTCCATTAGGATTTAAATCTAATCCTATAACATAGTTATCATCATCTGTTCTAACAATAAATTTCATGTGTTTCTCCTTGTTTGTTGAAATATGTGTTGTCAAATTCAACTTTGGATTCCTTGCGTTCACCTTTTACAACTCCCATATTTCTCCTATGTCGGTGGGGATAAACCCCACCGAATGTTTAATACAACAATATAAGCCCAGACGCACGGGTAGAGTCGGGCACTCCGCGATGGGCCGCATCACCGCTGTTGGTCGCAGCGCACGCAATGGAAGACGAGTAAAGAGAACGCAACCAAAACCATGTGTTGCCGAAAATCTCGTTGAACCTAAATTTTCTAAATAGTTCCAGTTGTTTCACTGCTTCGCCTTGCTGATAGTTATCAGCACTCCAAACCTTTGAGCCGTAGACTTCTAATTCCGTCATTGCTCGAATGTAGTTCGCTCCGCTCCATCCCCATGTGCCAATTCCATTGGCTAACATTTCGTGCGAGATGATATGACTTGACCAACTTCCAAACAAAGCATTTAGGTCGCTCTTGACATTGTTCAGCACTGTTCCACTTAAATATGTATGCAAAGCCGAGGCATCATATCTAGGTGCTGTGTTCGCTGAATCCCATTGCGATGAAGATTTGGTGTCAACAACAACGGCACAATGATGAGTGCTGACAACAGCATATGAATTATATCCACCATAATATGTATCCATGTCTGCAAGCCAATATGTGTAACCGCTTGCTCCTACAAAATAATCGCCAATTGCATATCCATATTTTTCAAGGTTTTGCTGTGCTATAGCTGTAGGAAGGTTAGCGAGATTGGATGTAATATTATTTTTGGTTCTTCGTTGCAGATTTAGAATGTCTGTTGTATGACCATTTACAGTAGAATTTAGTAGAACAATCTGTGACGATTGCTCCGTTAATTCAGCACCTACTGTTGTACTTCCATGTGCGATATCAGTATCAGCGATTGTTACATTTTCGGTAAGTGCGTGACCATTCACTATTCTTCCGCTTGGTACTTTTGTGGCATCTATAACATCCTGGTCTGCTGATGTGCGGTAGGCGGCAAGTGACTGATGTTCAGTTAAGAATCCTGCATCGTTCGTCAAGTCGCTTGACTTACCACTGTAAGCAACAGTATTTAAGTCTGCTTTAAATGCAACTTGTTTTACACCACCTTCAGCATCATAGACAGAAGCTAACATATCACCAGCACCAGTACCATTGAAGATATCAAATGACTGACCGCCTGGATGTGCCGCATCGGTAATTGTTACTCTGTGTCCACCTGGGATGTCCGTAATTACAATTCCAGGAGATACGCCGTCTGTTCCGTCAGCACCTCTAGGGATTGTAAAATCAAACACGGCTGCTGATGATGTTCCACTGTTTACAACTGATGCACTTGTTCCTGCTTCACCGGTAGTCGTTGTTCCTGCTGCAATTGTTGCTGCTGCACCAGGACTGCCTTGAATACCTTTTAAGTTAGTAAATACAAATGTTGCTTTCTTGCCCTTGGTATGATCCGTTGCATCAACCCACGAAGTTGTGAGAGATACACCGACTGTACCGACTTGGTCTGCGCCACTTGCATCTACATCAACTTGCTTAACTGCCGTTTCTTTGACATTGACAAGTTCATCTTCGCAGTCGTCAATCAATGCGACTACTTGGTTATACAGTGACTGTGTAATTTCACCAGGTTCGCTACCGGTTACTGCTGTTCCTTCAGAAATCAATCCTAATGAACAGTAGATTGTAGGAATAATGACATTGTCGCCATTTGTTCCGTACACACCGACAATCAAGTTAACTCTTGCTGTTGTTAAACACTCATAAGGAATAGGGCATTTATTAGAAGTAGTTAAGATAACATACTTTGTTGTTGAGCCGGCTTTAAATACCGCAGTCTTTGAAAGCCCTTCCCATTCAGAAGAAAACTCAAATTCAATCTCTGCCCCTGCCATTCCGGAAGTTAATGTCGCTATGTTCTTTGCATAAGCATCCGCTTTGTTTGCGACTATGCTAGTTGTTATTACTGACATGTTACATCACTCCTTCCGTTTCACCATTTGCGATTTTTCTCTGCAATGCACTGTTGCCTGCCGTGAGAGGTATTGCATCTTTCTGACCAAACTCTGTAGCTTCTCCCTGCATTGGCATGCCCATACTGTCGCTAGGCATTGGCATCTGTGGATTCATCATTCCCATCTGCTGTCTTTCCATCTTCTCAATGTCTGCAATCAAAGCGGTACGCATTGGGATGTAATCATCCGGGATTCTCTCAAGATACTGTTTCGTTGAGATGTTTCCGTTTCTTAACAGATTATCAAGTGTCTGCATTGAAGCTATCTCACTATAGTATGTTGAAGCACCGACATCTAACTTGATAGTCATTGGGTGGTCTTTCAGTACGCTGAAATCAAAGTCCATTGGAATCTGATCCGGCATCTGTAAATCTGGATTTGCACCCTGGGCGAACGATACAATGTCGCCAATAAATGAAGGTGCATCTACCATGACTTTTCGTATACCGTAGTACTCACTCATAAACTCAAGGTAAATCCTAAACAGATCTTCAATTGAAGAATAAAGGTTCTGCTTTGTCAGTTCATGTGGCGTTGCTGCTGCTCTCTGTAATGCAATGATTGCTGATGTGTTGTCCGGTCTTGTGTCACCAAGTGCAACGGATGTAGCACCTAAACACTGTTCCGTCATCTGCATTGCCATTTGGAATGACTCAACTACTTGTGGCTGAATCGGTGTAGGATCTATAGTGTCAACTGCATTGTTTACTGGACCATTTACTGGAATAGCTGCGCCTACTCTGTTGTCCATTCTCTTAATTCGTGTAGCATCGTATATCTTCTGTCCGTATGCACCACGCATATTGGAAATCATATACATTGCCCACTGTTTGTTGACATATATCTGATTTGGGATAATTCCAGTTACCATTGCCTGCCCATGATAGCAGTCCTGCACATAATCCCACGGAAGCCATGTAATTGGATATAACTTAATGCCTAAACTCCAAGGTTTCTTTATTTCACAGTTCTGTGTGAATTCAAAGGCACATATCTCACCAACTTTACAGAATCCGTCAATTTTCTCGTCTGCCTTCCACAGTAACAACATGGTAGTAACCATATCCGTGTTAGGTCTTTTGGCAGCATCAAGTCCATCTTCGTTCAGTGCTTCGTCCGGTACAATACTCTCCCAATTCTTTATGCCGTTTGCTTTCGCCATTCGCCTTGCTTCTCTTGTAGGCTTTCGGCTTGAGATGATGATGAAAGGCTGTGACTGAACATCTTTTGAGGACGGATTACCAAAGAAGCATCTTGTGTTTTCAATTACTTCTGAACGGATACCACCCTTGGCGTTCTGCCCAGTTTCCATCTCACTATCCCAATAAGTGAATATACATCCGTCACCGTCAACGGCAGCGTTCCTTGTATACTCTCTTGATAGTTTAGGAAGGTTTACTCTTTCCGTTATTGCTATAAACTCATCGTTTACAACTTTGATTGCTTTGTCAAAACCCTGGGGATTTACTGCGGCTTCAAGTGCTTTAGCTACACACTTTATATTGTCGGTGGTAATTGTTGCCACAGTAAAACCGACAACACGCTTAATAAAGTTAAAAACTGGAGTAGGTAATCCATTGCTCTGAACTCCTTCCCATTGCTTCACTTGTTATCCTAGTGGCTTTTTATCCTCTAGTTCTCACACTTTCATGTGAGGTCAGCATATCTTTTCACCTTGCGGTGTCCCTGCCTCGTGGACGGATTATATCTTTTCACCGTCTATGCGTTGCGGCTGTCATACCTTCGGTAGGACTTCACCTCTGATTACCTTGCGAGTAGTATGGTTCTTATTTGCCCTTGCAGTGTTTTCGCTTTGCGTTATCCATCTGCAATTAGTAGGGGAGTAGTTTCCGTCATGGTCTATTCTGTCTATTGAAAGATTATCTGCATATCCGTTTGACATTGACCAGGATTTAAATGCTTCGTAATCTTTCCAATCTTCACAAACCTTTACACCTTTGCCCCCATACAGTTTGTATGCTGTTCTGTGTGGATTCTCGCACCTTTGGTGCATCCCACACCATATTGTGTAAAGTCTTGTTCTATTGCTGTGACTTTCGCCATGTTTCGTATTTGCCTTTCCGGTTACTCTTACTTGTTCTCTATGAACGCAACCGCAGGAAGTTGTGTTTCCACTTCTTAAATTACCGGTGGTTACTACCACTGATAATCCGCAATCGCAAGTGCATTTCCATCTAGCCTTGTGATTTTTAATTCCGGCAAATTCTACTACTGTCAGTTTTCCGTACTTGTTTCCAATAAGTTCCATATTCGCACTCCTTTGTGTGTTTTGTAATTACTCGTTTAGGCTTCCAGGTTTTTTCAGGGATTTTGTATCGGCAAGCTATTTACCGATATAAAAGTCCTCGTTGACTTTTACGGTAGAGTCTAGATTGATTTGTCTGTTGTACATCAATCCTTTGTTGTACAGTTCGTAAGCCTCGCTTACTGTTGGTTTTCCATCACGGAACAAATTAACATTCATTAGTCATCACCAACCTTAATGCCGGTATTTACGCTATAGCCGAAGATGTTGTTCATGCCTTCGTTATAATCGTTGTCCGCTTTCTGTTCTTTCTTTTCTTCTTCGTCTGTCACTCTTGGTTCATTGACTGTCAGAGATTCAAACTTCTGTTCATGTTCAGTCAGCACTTTGGACATTCTCGCTACTACTTCAAGAATATGGTCTACTTCTTTAACTGCCTTACTCACATTGATGTGGCAGGCGATAGCAAGTCCAAGGATGCAGACATATAACATGATTATTGCTATTTCAATTATCATTTAAATAACTCCGCACCATGTCCACCTACTATGTGGATTTTTAGTTCCGTTGCTCCGTCACCATTTACCGGTTTGTCTGTGTAACCGCCATTGGCTTTCTGCTTTAACAGATTCATACATCCGTTCGCTGCCTTGTTATCAGTACACATTCTTCTCGCTAACAGTGATTCTCTGCGCAACGCTGCATTATCAAAAATTTCTTCAAACGCTTCTGCTTTGGGATTTGATTCATCAAGCAAGGCGTTTTTCTTTTTCTTGTCTAGTTTGCAAAAAATCAACATTCCTGCTTCGTCTGCGAACACTTTCTTCTTTTCGCATTCTTCAAAGTATTCGTCAATCTTTGTCCTTAAATACTCCGGATCATTGAATGTCGGTTTTCTGCCCCTTGTTTCTGCCATAACATCTGTACTCCTTAATATGCCATGTAGTCTGCCGAAGCTTGTCCACCAAGCATGAAATCTTCATAGTCTTCTTTTTCATCTTCTTCATATCCGTTTAACTCGTCTGCTTTCTTCTGTGCTTCTGCTGCAATGACTCTTGATACTACAAAGTAACGAACAGCATCAACGCTGTGTGTAACTTCGTGAGGTTCTTTTGCGCAGTCATCCGGATTGTTTTCATCAGACTGTATATCACGGATGTCGTTGATTACTTTTTCCAGGTCATCAAAGAAGATGATTCCAGGCAACCGCTTCGGTGGTTCTTTCCCTGCATCAGCATACATGTTCAACAAAGTTTCATCCTTTAAAGGAATATCAGCCATTGCTTCTTTCATAAGCATGTGACCCTTAACTCTGTTGTTGTCTGCCTTGATGATGTTTAATCCGTTTTCAAAAAATACTTCTGCCCTGGTCTTCCCGGTTTCCTGCACACGACCCCACATATCCGGTGGGGCATATGTTGCCGAAATCCGTTCGTTTGGCATCGTCCTTGTGACTGCTTCTTTCGCAGCTTGAGAGATTATTAAGTCGCTATGTTCGTAGTATCGGTAACACCACGCTCTTCCATCTTCGTCTACTGCCCACCAACAGATTGCGAATTTATCAAGTCCATAGTCAAAACTTCTGTATCTCTGCCAATGCGATGGGATTTTGAAAGCACGGCAAGTATGCTTCCCAGGTGTGAACTCCTTGAAGTAGTTTCCACCGATTGCATCCCAATTACCATAACGATACGCTTCTCTCAAATCTTCCGGCATGTTCGCCAAGGTACGCAAATATGTCGGTGATTTTTTAAGCATCGCTTGGTTATCTTCTACTGTCGCAAAGATAAATGTATAGTCAGAAGGATTTTCATTCTCTTCCGGATTCTTGCAATTAGTCTTGTACTGCTTGTCGAGAAAAAGTCGTTTGACGAAACGATGTCCGATTCCGCCGGGATTACAGGTTATGTAAAATCGCTTCGGAAAGTCGTTAGTACCTCGTAAACAGCCGCCTAGATAGTTAAATGTTCGTTCGCTAAATTGTGTTGCTTCATCAAGAAAAATAGCGTCATACTCAAGTCCCTGATATTCGTTTTCTGACTCTTCGCCACTCCAATGTCCAAACTTGATGGTAGATTCGTTGTAGAAGGTGAGAAGTCTGTGTGTGCCGTTATATGTCGCTACTTGATCTCCGCCCATTCTCGCAATGATTGCTTTTATAGGCTGGATGTGGTTCTGTTCCAATTCCGGATAATGCGCTCTCATTATCAGTATCTTGATACCAGGATATGTTATCGCCATACCGATTGCTTTATGTTGTACAAACCAAGTCTTTCCGCCGCCCTTTGCGCCACCGTACCCCACATACAGTGTGTCAGCTTTCATCGCTTCTAGTTGTTTGGCGTTAGGTTCGTCTATGTTCCATGTTATCGTTGTCTTTTGTGAAGGCGTGGTTTTCTTCGCAATAGCCATTCTCTAGTTTTCCTTAATAATTTTTTCGCTACAGTTTTCCGTTGAGGGTGTACCCCCTTTTTGTAGTACCCCCATTTTTCAAAATGGTCAGAGTGTGGGGATGGATATATACATATAGAGATGAGGGAAACCCCACCCCTATTTTTCCGGTAGGGGGTTTGGATCATCCCACAAATCCATGTATCCAGGTGTGCCGTGCCTAACATGTGCAGGGTACTAAATGAGCCGTGCCAGGCGTGGTGTGGCACATATTGAAATAGTATCGCACATAATGCGCTCATACATTGCAAATAATGCTGTTTTTGGTTCGGAGAATACATATTATGCGAACCAAATATGAACAAGTGCTGTCCCTGGCGTAAAAGTAACCGATTTTATGCAATCCGTCAAATTAGAATAAAATAGTTTAATCGCTAAACTATTATTGTTTAGTAACTAAACTATTATTAATCACATGTGCAACCCTGGTGGCTGCATTATTTATAGTGGGATCCTCTAGAGTCGACCTGCAGGCATGCAAGCTTGAGTATTCTATAGTCTCACCTAAATAGCTT